TGTTTTGTTGACGTCAACAAAACATTCAGATACAGTGTTTTCACTGCTTTCACAAGCTGTTTTTGCTTTATCAATTACTTTACAAAAGTTTCTCCATTCTTTGTATTCAAGAGCAATCTGAAGCTCTCTTGCATACCAAAACTCCTGACCATATTCATTTACATGTCTGATTGATTCAAATAATGATTCAGTATAATTTGTTTCCTCATCAGGTGTAAGAGCTTTAGATAAGACTCTTTCAGACAATGCATTTAAACGTTCATCAAATTCCTTTTTATCCATAAGTGCCTCCTTATTTAAATTTTATAATATTCTCTTCAACAGAGTACCTTATGCCTCTTTCAGTACGTCCCCTTTTGTAACATAACCCAGTTCAATAAGTTCATCGGCACGCTCAAGGAGTCGTTGCTTCCCATTGTCGTTCAGAGTATGGTATTTATCGAGGATAGGTTTATCAGCATTTGTTACACCAATCCATGTATTTTCGTTCCAACCCATAAGATAGCCTGGCGAACAGCGGAGAACAGTTGAAAGAGATTCAATCTTATCAATTCCCATATTTTGAATTTCGCCACTTTCATATCTAGAAACAGTCGCTTCAGAAACACCTAGAGCTTTTGCAACATCTTTCAAAGTTAATTGTAATTCTAATCGTCGTTTCTTGATAATGTCCTGTACAGCTATATGTCAACACCACCTTTCATATAATGTTTGTATGCATATAATATAATAAAAATTGCAAAAATGCAAGAAAAACTTACGTAAACGAAAAATAATTGTTGACAACACAAAAAACTGTGTTATTATGAAAATATAAAACTTACGTATACGCAAACGAAAGGAGCTAAAAAACATACGATGATTAATGTCATGGAATTAAAAGCACAATTAAAAAGAACTGGTATGACACAAGCTGATTTGGCTGAAAAAGTAGGTATGAACCCTTCCACATTAAATAGAAAAATCAATAGTATAGAGGGTGAAACACTTACTGTTAAAGAGGCTACAGAAATTGCCAAGAGCCTAGACATACCAAAAGAAAAACTTACGTTTATTTTTTTTGCTAACAAACTTACGTAAACGCAAGTTATGAGCGGAAAGGAGTGTGATATATGGGAAATCAAATTTATAAAGAGATTTCCAAGTTTGCAGAAATGCAAAGAGATGAAATCAAGAGAGAAAAAGCAAAAAAGAAAAGAAAATCGGTATGTATAGATCCGGACTCTGTTATAGGAAAGGAAATAATGTACCAGACCGCATTACTGCATGAAATATTAGACGAGATAAGAGGAGGAAAAACCTCCCCTTAGAAAAGTTAGATATAAATATGCAAGTAGCATTTAAGAAAGGAAAAGACCATGTGGAAAATATTTTTCACCTACAAGGACAAGAGCAGGTGCACTGTACAGGGAAAAGGAACTATCACACCAGAGCTGGCAGTGCTGCAGGGGGAAGGAGAGTGAGAAATGCTAAACATAATTCAAAATGATTTTAAAACTTCAGAAACAACATTTTTGGATGAGGATAAAGTCAATCTAGTTGTAGAAAGTGTAATTGAAACCATAAAAAAAGGACTCCCAGAGGAAGCCCAAACAGTAGAAGCACTTGAATTTATAACAGATCGGATTAAAGAGAGAGTGAAAGAAAAACGAATCGAGTTATAACTGCTTTTCAACTAAATCCTGTAGAGAGTATGAGATACTGCGAAGTTCCTTGCCATCAGTAGCTGCTCTTACATGTACTAAATCAGCATCTGCTTTTGGATTTATAGGATATGTATCATGGTATTCCTTTCCATTTCCAATATAAGTTATATCGAAATAAAATATTTCTTTCTGTGAACAGAATTCCCTTGCCTTAACATTGCATATAAATGATTGGCCGGGAGCAATATATGTTTCTGCAAAATTGGAAAATGGAATGTGATCACTTCGAATAGAGAATGGAGTGATATCAGGAGAACATTTTATTGAAGATATAGTTGCTCCAGTTTGTCCAAAATTCTTTATGACTAAGTAATATTGCGGCGATTGGAAATTTGTGGTTTTAGCGTATATGGCTACATAAGGGCGTGATGTTTCATCAATCATTTTAGAGTTTTGTTTGAGTGTTAATACAGAAATAATTATAGCAATAACGCTTGTAATGAGAGATGCAAGTATACCAATTAATTGAATGACATCAGAAGGTGTTAAAGACATAAAAATACCTCACTTATATATTTACTCGGACGCTGCAACGTCCTGTAAGAAGAGTATACGACTGGAAAGCAGAAAAAGGCAAGATTTAATACACAGAATACAGAGGGAGGAAAAGACCATGACAAAGGAAGAAGCACTCAGCCTTGAGAAGATCCTCACCAAGATAGATAGAGCAGATGAGATGAACTGCAAGAAAGAGGAAGAATACAACAGATTCTGCATGAACACTAGAGAGGACTGGAACGAGGAGAAGTATCAAAAGCTCAAGAGAGAAAAAATCCTCACAGAAGCAGCGTACCTTGCAAGCCTTGTCGAGCTCAAGGCAGAAGTGAAGTGCATGCTGAGTAAATAAAGAATACATCCGGGCTTACCGGAGCACCGCAAAACTACCCATACATATAGCAAATCTTCTTGTAAACCATAATAAATCCATTTCGTGTGGTGCTCCGGTAAGCCCGGGGGAGAAATCTGATTTAGGAAGGAGCGTGAGAAAAATTGAAACTAATATTCATCATAGCATTGATAACTTGCTTGATAGGGTGGCTTGAAAATAAGTGGACAAAATATGCGTTGATTGTATGGATCATACAAAAGACGAACACTCAGCCATCAAAAGAGGAGATGGTTGAGTGCAAGAAATTTGTGATAGAGCATGTGATAAAGGATTTATGTAAGCCCAAACTGTGATTTTATGATAGCAGTGATTATCTGACTAGAGATTTGAACCATTGCGGATAGTGATGTAGCACCTATTTCACCAGCAACTTTTTTTGTCTTGTTCCAAATATTGTCGGAACGGATATTAGCAAGATATTCGTGTCCAGATGGTGAAAGATCACTAATTTCTACTATATCGCCACCATAGCAATAAAGCGGTTTTAATATCAGGGCAGAATGTTCACATTGGCGAATGTGATAGAGAACTTCTTCACGTGAGTATTTTGCTAATAAATGTGGAGGTTGAGACTCTATATCATAGGTGAACTTATTTTCGAATGTACATAATTCCTCCAGCGTTAAAAGAATATCACGAATACAATCATTATTTAGTTTCATTTGCAAGATTACCTTTCATTTACTCGGCATGGCAGTGCCTGTAAGGAAAGTATACGGCTGTAGGAAGTAAATATGCAAGTAGCATTTAAGAGAGAAAGGATTGAAAAGGATTGAAAACACTGACAGACCTATTTTATAGTGCGTATTCGCCTCGTCAAAAGCGGTATCATCTCTCAATGACACTGAGGGAAAAAGACGGTGAGCACATAATCAAAATATTACAGAACGGCCGGGAGGTCATCAGAGCCACAGGAGACGAGAGAGAACAGGCATTTCAGATGGCAGCAAGAGACTTAGTAAGAAGATTTCCGGCGAAAGGAAGGTGATAAAGACGGAGAAAGCAGATTTCAAGCTCAAAGAAGTAATAAGCAGAATCGGAATGAGGATTTGGGTATATTAGGAGGTCACTTATGGAGAACAAACTTAAAGAGGCACTCAAAAAACTTGGAATTGAAACAGCAGAACAGTTAAACGCTGCCATCAAGGCAGAGAAGCCACTTGATATCGGCATCATGACATCAGAGGTGGCAAAAGAACAGAAAGCAGCATCATAAGGAGAAAAACCATGAAATTATTTAAAAAACACACAGCAGGAATGAAGCAGTATAAGGAATTTAAGAAGTGCATCGGCATGATCGGAAAGATTGAGGAGAGCGCAGATGTAAAGGAAGCTGCACTCACAGCCGGCTACATAATCGGAGTAGTGAAGGAAAGACACGACAAGAGACTCATCACCGACAGCATGTTTGAGGCATTGAAGGAGCTGACGGATATCATGCTTCAGGATGTGAATGAGCGCATGGAGAGCGATACACCATATGTCATGCAGATTGAGGCATAAAAAAATCCGGTCGGGAAAATCTAATTTCCTGACCGGACTCTGCATAAAAAAAACAACACTAAAAGAAAAAATTATAAAAATATTATAACACAAAAAGAGGAAAAATCCATATGCCTAAATATACAAAATATCTTGAATTTTCACAAAAAGAGCGTACTGCCATAAGAGAGCGTGACAATTATCGGTGCATATTCTGCCAGGCAGGCTATAAGATGCCATCGGCAGCAGTCCTTGAAATGGACATAACAGATATCATGCATTACATTCCGCGCTCGTCGTTGGGGCTCGGTATCAGGCAGAACGGAGCAGTCGGATGCCGGTACCACCATCACATGATGGACAACGGCAGCAGTGGGAACAGAAAAGAGATGCTCGGCATGTTCAGGACATATTTGGATGAGTTTTATCCGGATTTTACAGATACAGAGCGAAAATACGATAAATGGAGTTTTTTAAAGGAGAAACCATATGTTTGATAAGTTTGGAGAATTTGATTCGTTTAGTGAGATAAATGAGCTTGCAGAAAACCTGCTTAACGAGGGTGACATAGAATCCCTCAAGGTAGTGGCAAAAGAAAATGGAATACAGGCCGATTTCGTGGACCTATACACGCATGGTGAAATCCCGGAGCTGTGCGATAAGCTCACGGCGGCACTCGGCAAGATTGATGTCGAGGCAGCAGAACTTAAACCGAAAGAAATTATGGAGGACTGGGTGGAGTACCTAAGAGGCCAGTGCATGGAGAATGAGCTCTTAGCTCACAACGTCCGCAAGAAAGGAAAGACATTGAAGGGCTGTATAGCCGCCATCCTGATGTGGTCCTTCAAGAATCAGCAGACGGTGGACAAGGATATCATCAAGGCAGCAGGTGTATCAGCGAGCAAAGTCACGCTCGGCATCCCGGGTATGGCAAGAGCCAAGAAGATAATCACTGACTACTACATGGGAAAGTAGGCACTACAGATGAAGAAAAAAACAATAGAAAAAATACCATACCTAGGACTACAGAAGATAAGCAGAAAAAAATCTGCAAAGTACATTGGGGTTACTGCAATCAAGATTATAGGACATAAAAAACACCTGCTCCTTGAGGTGTACGAAAATAAAAAGGAGTCAAAAAAGATTCCTGTGGTGAGAATCACACTTACCAAGAAGGACTTCGGAACATACTGGCCGGACAAAAATATATGGACGCGCCAGCAGGTTTCATATTACAGACCAATATGGATGGAAACATACACCGGGGGAATCCTGACAGATGAAAATATCCTGCAGAGCCCGGAAGACCTTGAGAGGATAAAGAACTTTTGCGGCACCAAGCTTTTCGATGCTTCTTGGTGGTGGGAGCACATATCAAGATACGAGGCCGACATCACATCAACAGAAAGGATAAACAGAGTAGAGCGAGAGCGCAAGAGACGCCAGGAAGCACTGAAGGACAGACAGGCAAACACCAAGGCACTACCTGAAAAAGCAATACTGTACAGAGCTGATCACGCGTATTTCCATGATGAGCACTTTCTATATTACAAGAAGCATGGAAGCCGGGCTGACATAGCCTGCAGTAAGTGTGGCGGTGTGACCACTGCAAGATGGAAAAGCAGTGGAGCATACGAGGACCAGTTTGAGAGAAACATAGAAGAGCCGCGAGAGAACAGCTTCGGCACATGTCCTATGTGTGGTGCACGCGGACAGTACAAGTGCAAAGGAAAAGTAAAAGGCAGCATCAGAAAAACCCGGTATCTGTTTCTTGGCCAGAAATATAAGGACAATGGTTTTGTTATGAGATACATACAAGTAGAGAAAGAGTGGACACTCGGCTTCATTGCAGGCGAAAACGGCAATGAAATGTACAACGCATATGAAAAGCTGTCGGGGGTTGAACTGGCAAGGGCATATTTCGAACCCGGCAAAAAGGTGCAGGTTGACTACAACAAGCATGATCCATATGTAGGAAGAGACTTCTGGGATGATTGCAATCTGTATGGTTTATCAAGCATCAGAATCAATTCCGGACCAATACTTCCCGAGACATACGGTGAGATGACAGGAACCATGTTTCAATACAGTGCTATGAAGGAATACGCAAACAGCCTCATGAGCGTATGCAATCCGGTTGAGTACCTTGAGTGCTACATGCGCACACCTCAGCTTGAGATGCTTGTGAAGATGCACCTGATAGGAGTAGCTGAGAGGCTTGTCAAATGCCAGTATGGAATCATTGAGGATGAAACAGCAACGAGACCGGATGAGTTTCTCGGTATCAGAAAGGAAAAACTCAAGCTGCTCATTAAGGAAAAGGGAGACATAGGTTTGCTGAGGGTTCTGCAGATGGAAAAGAGACTCGCGGAGAACTGGACAGATGAACAGGTGCAGCAGCTGGCAGAAACCGGACTCACATACACACAGGTCGTGCTCGCAGAGAAATACATGACATTACAAAAATTTTTAAACCGCATAAAGAAATATGCATGCTGTGATTACGGAGGCTGCAGTCAGTCGGTATACAGAATCAGACACATGGCCTCTACATACGCTGACTACCTGAGCATGAGAGAAGACAGGGGCTACGATCTGACCAACACGGTATATCAGTTCCCACATGACCTGGATGAAGCCCACGAAAAGATGGTGGAAGAGGTCAACAAAGAAAAACTGGACAAGCATCTGAAGGATGTTGCGGCGCGCTTCCCGAACATTCGACACAGCTACAGAAAGTTGAGAAATAAATATTACTACGAGGATGATACATACATCATCAGACCGGCAAAGTCAGCAGAGGAAATAGTAATAGAGGGGCGAGTACTTCATCATTGTGTGGGAGGAGATAACTACTTAGGGAAACACGATCGGGGAGAGACGTACATACTTTTTCTGAGGTTCAAGGACACACCAAATATGCAGTACATAACTGTCGAGATTGAAGCAAAAACACCGAACATACTGCAATGGTACGGAGCCCACGACAAGAAACCTGATCAGGAGAACATACAGAAGTGGCTCAACAGCTACATACGAATGCTCGTGACAGGAACACTGAGGACAGCAGGCATGCCGGCAATGGCTATAGCATATTCAGCATAGGAGAAAAAACATGATTTTTATAAATTCACCATTCACGATTCTGGATGAGGCTTTTCGGGGCCTCTATCCAGACAAGAAATACAAAGCCTGCATTGAGCCGAACATAAAAGACGATGAAGGAAATCGAGCGTTCGGGTTCACACAGTTCAACAAAGGAGAAATACCGGTCATCGCAATCAGCGCAGAATTGAGCATCACGGATGCGACGGAGATATTCGCACATGAACTGGCTCATGTAGCAGCAGGCGAGGAAGCAGGTCACGGAGAAAGATGGGACGAGGAGTTCCAGAAGATATTTAATGAGTACAACCGGATAGGCAGGGAAAGGTTCGGAGAAGACGGAAAAGAGGAAGAGCAGGAAGACAATGGAGGAGAAAATGAGTGACGAGGAGATACTGGAAGCAATGGAACAGGCAGTGAAGATACACTTCATGGCATAGGAGGATATATGGAATACGTACAGATGACACTCGATGACTGGGTGCAAATGAAACAGAAACTGAGGCAGGAGCTTATAGGAGTGAAGCAGAGCTTCGTGAGAATAGGCTATGCACTCAGACAGATTGATGATCAAAGACTCTATGAGAATGACGGCTACAAGAGTATAGCAGAATTTGCCAAGGCTGAGTATGGACTTGAGGCATCCACAACAAGCCGATTTATATCCATCAATCGCGAATACTCGATTGACGGATATTCAGAACACTTGAGACCGGAGTATACGGACCTTGGAAGAAGCCAGCTTGAGGAAATGCTCAAGCTCCCCGACTCTGACAGGCAGATGATACAGCCTGAGGCATCAAGAGAGGACATAAGAGAGCTAAAGAGATTCAATAAGACCGAGCCTGCAGCAGGTGTGGCAGATGACATAAGTCAGCTGATAGAGAAATTTTTTGAGGACAACAAGGATATCCTCAATGAGGTGTACTCAAACGAGTTTGACGAGGAATCAATGAACCGCTTTGCGGAAATCGTAAATCCGGCCGGAAACCGTTCATTCAAAAAAGGTCTCTATTTCATGATGATGTATGAGAACCGCGTCACAATTAAAAAGTTCGGAGATACACCAAAAAATATGTCATGGTGGGAATTCTACCAGGTTATGCGCTCTATCTTTGATGAGGATGCAGCAGGCACCCGGACATGGCAGAACCATTTTGGAGGAGATAATGAAGTACAGGAAAATGAGCCAACAGGAGAGCATACTACAGCAGAAACTCCTGAGTCAGAGGATGACAATGCAGCAGTTGGAGAAGCTGGCACTGATGAGGTCGAAGAGACTGAATCGGGAAGCGTGGCAGATAATGAGCCGGCTCCTGGAGCAGGAGAAGAGCAAAAGGATGATTCCACCGACGGAGATACAGACTGCAGAGAGGATAATAGAGAGCCTGCAGACAGGCCCGAGGAACAGACAGGAGAAAAGAGCCTTGGAGAGCAAATTGCGCCGGCGCAAAAATCCCCACAAATCCTTGAAAAATCAGAGCCTGAGAGCATTGAAAAGGAAGAAAATGAAGCCCAAAGCATAGAGGAAAATGAGCCAGAGACAGAGGACGAAAAGCCAGAGACAGAAGTCATAGAAGCATGCATGACAAGAAGAGAATATATGAACACTCTTACGGTGGCAAAATTGGCTGATTACATAGCAGAGGAGCATCACAGTGGCCACTTATTGGCATCAGATTTAATTTTTCCGGAGAAAATCAGACAATGGCTCCGCGACAAGGTTGACAGATATGGAGAAGCACAAAGTTAGGAGGCAGAAAATGTTTATAGATTGCGCAAAACTAGAAAAAATTTTAAAAACTGATTACAAAACGTGGGGTGTCAAGTTCGGTCTCACAAAGAAAGGCATGTACATCCTAAACGGTACCGGCTGGATAATAGAAGCCGACAACACAAGAATCACAAAGGAATTTTTAGGTACCGTAATCAAGACATGCGGTCTTGCACCGGAAAAGGGCGAGTTCATGACATACCAGAAAGGACACGACCCACAGTTTGAAACGGAAAGAAAACCACTCCTGTGGGACATGGCGGAGGATACAAAGGAAGCACTAATCTCACCGATTAAGATCATGCAGAACGACAATATGATGACAGTAGTAAAGACACCGGGCGGAGCACGCCTCATCAACGATGCGCGCTTAGCAATGGTCAACCCAGATAAGTGCCGCGATGACGAAAATCCACCAAGCACCTTTGCAGTGCACGGAGACTGGCTCGTGTCATGCAATGACGAGATGGCAGTCGGAATATGCTTCACGAGTCCTGTCTACAAGCCGGAGCTTGAGGTCTTAAGACTCCTCTCAGGAGTGGATTTCTACTGGATAGAGACACCACACTATGAGCTATAGGTTGAAACACCTGCGAAAGCGAAAGAAACCTGGCATGCGAATTATTTATATCACGAAAAACTTATTTGTAAGCCATTTATACACAAGGGAGCCCTTACCCCCAGCTCCCTTTACCTAATGTTAAGAGGAAAGACGATGAATGAAGAATTAAAGCCATGCCCGTTTTGTGGTGGAAAAGCTGAAATAAATTATGAACGGATTCCGGGAGAAGATAAAGGATTTTGGGCGCAGATTATCTGCAACAATTGTCACGGAAGAAGCGGGGGAACATGGGCGGGTTCTTATAATGACGCAGAGAGAGCAGAAATAAAAGCATGGAACAGGAGGGTGAACGATGAGACTGATTAATGCAGATAAACTCGAAAATGTAGATTTTTCTGACTGTATTGATTCGATGGAAATCATGAATGTTATTGATGAACAACCGACCGCCTATGATGTGGATGCAGTTGTTGAGCAGTTGGATACATACATAACAAAGCTGGTTGGAAGAAATGCTGCGCTATATCAGACGGTTATGCGTATCGTGAAAGGCGGTGGGGTAGATGGCAATTAAACCGATTTTATTCAATACGGAAATGGCCCGGGCAATTTTAGATGGAAGAAAGAGTTGTACGAGACGCTTGATAAAAACAAGACGAAAGGATGCTTGTGGTTTTTATGTAACAAGAAGAATAGATGGCTCATTCGCAGGAATCTACGAATACGATGAAAACGAAAGTATGTTTGATAACCCATTGGAACCGCCATATCAGCCGGGCGATATCCTGTATGTCAGAGAGACATTTGCATGGTGTCCTTGTTGGGATTGTGGAATGGATACTGAACAGGGAGCATGCACCGACCATATATATCATAGTGAGAAAAAAGAATATGGATGTTACATGTACCGTGCTTCATGTGAGGATAATGAATATCCATCAGCCGACACCTGGCCCCCATCCATCCACATGCCGAAAGAAGCTGCACGCATCTGGTTAAAGGTTACGGATGTGAGAGTGGAGCGGTTACAGGAGATTGACGAAGATGGAGCGTGGAATGAAGGTTTTAGATTTACAATACCATGCTTAACCAGAATATCAGCAGATGGACATACTTGTGATTTAGATGGTCCGTGTACGAGCCCCATTAAATATTGTGATATGACTATGGGAGAGCTGTTTGGCAGGGAATTATGGAACAGCACCATCAAGAAATCCGACCTTGACCGCTATGGATGGAATGCGAATCCGTGGGTGTGGGTTATCGAGTTTGAGCTGTGTGAAAAACCGAAAGGAGAAAATTAGATGAACGATAGATATTTATTCAAAGCGAAGAGAGTTGACAATGGAAAATGGGTGCAGGGCTATTACTATCAGATATGGGAAAATGGTTATATTCTTTGGGGCATGACTAATGATGTACCTAATATGATTGAGGTAGATGTATCTACCCTCTGCCAATGTACTGGCTTAAAAGATAAAAACGGTAATATGATTTGGGAGAATGATATTTGCGATAGAAAAGAACAATATCCAGAGATTGTAAAATATTGCAATGGGGACTGGACATTGGATTACAGTTATGTAAGCAATAAGAAAAGTGGGGCTAATTACTGTAACTTAGGATTTTATACGGAAGAAAGAAAATGTGTAGAAGTTATCGGCAATATATTTGACAATCCAGAGTTATTAGAAAGTGAGAAATAATATGTCAGGAATAGATTTTATAGTATATGGAATTCTCTCAACGATTGTCCTGATCGGAACAACAGAGTTTGTGATAGGACTGCTATTGATTAGAGAATACGATAAGATTCAGGAAGAAAAGGAACAACAAAATGAACAGAAATGAATGCATAAACTGTAAGTACTACGAAAAATGCGGTAAACCAAGCAGACCGGTAAAGTGCATGGGATATGAACTAAAGGAGGCAGCAGTTGAAGAGCAGAACACTGAGTGGTATGAAACCGATAAAACCCCAAAAATGTAAATTTGATTCTATCGACTGCACACCGACCTGCAGATATTACAAGACATGTGTACACAGCTTGCACAAGCAGGCTGTGTCTCTACATATATAGAGGAAAGGAAAAACCATGAAAAGAAACATAACCGATACAATATGGAAAGATTGGGAACAAACGTGCGAGAAATTGAAAAAGTATGAGACAACTCTTAAACGAGTCGTTCTAACAACGGACAAAAAGCTGCTGTATCAGGCTGAATACAACAGAAAGATAAGAGCGGCACAGAGGCAGCAGTAAACCCATAATATATAGGTAAAAATTCTTTACCGTCCTCGTAATGGGTATTAACAAATGAGGGATTTTTATATTTAAGAGTACACAGTATGAGAAGATACGACAACTACGACTACGAAGAGGCTTTCAAAAAATACATAGATGACACCGAGGAGGAGAGGCTTGAGAAGCTTCTCAAAGAGGGCAAGGTAAACTGCCTGTACAGAACAGCCACCACGAAGTGCACCAACATAAAGTCACAGACCACTCTCCTTGAAGCCCAGATATACCCAAGCTACCCAAGGCTCAGTGATATGCCGAAGACCAAAAAGAGACCATCAAGCAAAGCTCAAAAAAACTTAAACGATAAAAATGCAAGGCGGTATCTTATAAGGCTCGGGAATATCAACTTTGGAAAAGGTGACCTGTGGTGCACGTTCGGGTGGAATGATGACAAGCTTCCGGCAGACGAAGAGAGAGCGAGAAAAGATATCAAGAATTTTATAGCAAAGATAAATTACCGGAGAAAAAGAAAAGGACTGGAAAATATCAAGTACATATACGTGCTCGCATTTGATGGATATGTGAGACCACACTTTCACATTCTCATGACCGGAGACGGCATGGACAGAGACGAGCTGGAATCGCTCTGGAAGAAATGCGACAGACCAAACACACGAAGAATATCACCTGATGATGATTTTCTCATCACAGGTTTAGGAGAATATATATCAAGAAATCCACACGGTACTAAGAGGTGGGTGAGCTCAAGAAACTTAAAGAAGCCACCGGAGCCGACAAAGAGCTATAGCAAGTTCAAGAAGCGCCGTGTTGAGAAGATGGCCAAAGACCACACAGTATTAGAGACAGAACTCATCAAAGAATATCCGGGATACAAGTTCCTGGATGCAGAGGTTAGGTACAATGGTATCAATGCAGCGTTTTATATCTATGCTCGCATGGTTCGGAATTGAGGAGTGACAAATGACGAAGAAAGAATTAACAAGCGTATATTATATCAAAAAAGAAATCAAGATGTGGGAAGAACAACTGGAGCTGATTGAAAGCAAAGCGGAAGGAAAAGCAATGCAGATTACAGGCTTGCCATTCACTCCGGGAACTGGAAGCAGTGACCAGATGGCAGACTTGGCAATTAAGGCTGTGAGTGTAAGAGAGCTGATTGAAGCCAAGAAGAGAAAGCTCAATCAGCAGCAGGACAGAATTATCTCATGGATTATATCAATAGACGACACAGTCGTTCGACAGATTATGTTGTATCGTCATGTCAGGTGCTATTCTTGGAACACAGTGGCACAGAAGATAGGCATTACAGCCGACAGTGCGCGCAAGCAACATGACAGATATCTGCAGCAGTCTCAGAAAGGAAATAAATAAAGTTGTCCGTTTTGTCCGTTTGATGTGTGATATAGTGTAAGCATAAAGGATTGGCAAAAGGGCTGGTCCTTTTTATTTTGGAATAATGACAGATACAGAAGCAAAGAAGTTTTATGACAGTAAGGCATGGCAAACTAAAAGAATAGAGATATTAAAGCGGGATCGCTTTGAGTGTCAGGACTGCAGGGCAAGAATCCAAAAGGCTGTGGCAGAAGGAAAATGGCTGCCGGAGAAAGAAAAGAAGATAGCAAGGGCGGAGCAGGTACATCACATACAGGAACTGAAGGAGCATCCGGAGCTTGCATTGGACAATGACAATCTTATTAGTCTGTGCGTTCGTTGTCACAACATCAGACATGGCAGAGTGCCTCACAAGTTCAAAAGAAAAAAGAAACTTGCGAGCCGGGAGCGTTGGTAATACCCCCCCGGTCAATTTTTGCGAAATTTTCTTGAATGGCGAACGGGCATGTGGGCATGACTCCGGAAAAATTTTGAAATCTCGCGTGAAAAGGGCAAGGGGTACCAATTTCAAAAATTACTTTAAGAAGAAATTTTTCGAAGAACACAAAAATACAGTTATTTTTTTAATGAAAACCGTTAAAAAATATGCAAATTATACACAAAAAACAGACATATTTTGAGAAAAAGGGAGGTGAGCGGATTGACAAAAACGGAAATAAGAGATTCTCTGGTCAAGCAGTTGGAGCTTCGGGGAATGAATGCAGAGTTTTACAAAGATATGATTGACGATTATGTATATTATTGGTCACTGAAAAAGAAGCTGATTAGTGACATCAAGTCCAAAGGGCTCAGATACAAGACTATTAACGGAAACGGAGTTGAAGTCGAGAAAACAAATGATTCTGTTGTCAATCTGCAAAAAACCACAGCAACTATGCTCAAGATTTTAGCTGATCTGAGACTCAAGGATCCGGTACCTGAGCCGGAAAAAGCAACAGATGGTTATCTGTAAGGAAATTGATGATTATCTCAAATATGTCAAAGAACATCCGAAGTGGATAAATAAAAAGCGAAAACAGCTTATCAAGAACATTGTAAAGCCATTACTTAAGCGAAATGATATTTTTTTCGATAAAGAGACCTATGAGAATTGTCTTGAATACTGCAAAGTAAATTATTATGAGCTATTTCCATACCAGAAGTTTATATACGCGTTTGTATTCATGTACAAAGACGATATTCCGGTATTCCCAAAGTTTTTCATCAAAGAAGGACGTGGAAATGGAAAGGACGGCTTCATTGTTCCCTTGGTAAATTTTATGCAGACACCTCTGTATGGTGTCAGAAATTATCATGTTGAGATTGTGGCCAACTCAGAAGATCAGGTCAAGGACACTTTCAAGGTTGCCTATGACATGCTACATGAAAATGCAAAGTTCAAAGGAAAATTTTCAGTAACAAAGGAGCTGATTACGAATCTTGCAACAGGCTCTGAAATGAAATATAACACTTCAAATGCCAAAACCAAAGACGGCAAGCGAACCGGATGCCTGGTGCTCAATGAGATTCATGCTTACGAGAATTATGATCAGATAAATGTGTTTGAGTCTTCATTCGGAAAAGTTAAACATCCCAGAGAGTTTATTATTACCACAGACGGCTACGTCAGAGATGGTCCGTTGGATGAGATTTCATCAATGTGCGCGGAAATCCTTGAGACCGGTGAAAATCCACTGGGATATTATCCATTCATTTGCGAAATTGACAGCATGAAAGAAGTTGATATTCCTGATGCATGGCACAAAGCCAACCCATCAATGGAATATATGCCGATTCTGGCCAATCAGATAATGCACGATTATCTTGAAATGAAAAAGATACCGTCAAAGAGACCGGAATTTATTACAAAACGAATGGACAGATCGGCACGAAAGGAAGAGGAAACAGTCACAACATGGCTGAATGTACTGCGTGCATGTTATGAGGGCAGTACGACAGAGGAATTAGAACTGAAAAAGCCAAGAATGACAATCGATACAAAAGGGCAGCCGGCTGTAATTGGAATCGATTATGCTGACATAAGGGACTTTGCATCGGCGGGAGTTTTGACAAAAACTGAATCAGGAGAATATATATGGCGACAGCACACATGGATTTGTGCGGACTCGCCTTTTTTAGACTCCATCAAGTTCCCGCTTAAGAATATAGGGCAGACCGAATTTAATGATTTCGAGGTGGTACCGGGACCTGTAATCGATGTGAATAGCATAGTTGATTGGTGCATGGAAAGATGTGCCGAATATGATGTCAAGAAGATAGCAATGGATACATACCGTTACACTCTGTTTAAGATGGCATTCGAGGAACGGGGCCTTACGATTGAGGATCGTAAGAATCCGAACGGTGTAGTCCGGCTGATCCGGAAGATTACATCAGCAACCGGAATAATTGCACCATTTATCCAGTCCATGTTCAGTCAGGGCATGATTAATTTTGGAGCATCAGCAATAATGCGTTGGTACACCAACAATACAAGCGTGAGTGAGGACAAGTTTGGAAACAAGATGTTCGGGAAGATTGAACCAAAATTAAGGAAAAATGATGGATTTATGGCTTTTGATGTTGCTATGTTTTGCAAAGATGAGCTGGAAGTCCAGGTGGTATACATTTAGGAGGCAACATGTTTGATTTTTTATTTTTCAACAGGGATAAAGAGATAAAGTCGCTTGCAGAAGTGATTGCAGTTGATCTCGATAAGTTGAATATGTCGAAACTGGCAATCGAAAAAGCAATATCAATGGTCGCAAAAGCAATCGCAAAGTCGGATATCCTGATACAGACGGACAGCAGCCAGAAACGAAACATTGAGTACCGACTGAATGTTCAGCCGAATGACCATGAATGCGGCACGGTATTCTGGACAAAAGTAATCAAATCGCTTCTGACAGCACAGGAAGCTCTGATTATTCCAATGAACAACAAATATTATAGAGCCGCAAGTTGGCAGGTTACGGATAGTGTTCTCTCGGAGAGAACATACAGCAATGTGATGCTGAATTGCGCCGGCGCAAATTATGGACTATACAGAACATTCCAGACAAAGGATGTGATACATCTTAGATACGACAATTCAAAAATCCGATTGTATTTGCAAAGTGTTGTAGATCAGTATGACCGCACATTGGATGCGGTAAATGCGATGATACGCCTTTCGAACCAGCCAAAATACAAATTAAAGATTGACGGAAATATGAATTTTCGAGAGAAAAAAGCGGATGGGACAGATCGTGAAGTTACAAGAGACGAGTATATGGCAAAAATTAAAAGGATATTGGAATCCGATGAACTATCGATTTTGCCAGAGGCTAACGGAATTGCGTTGGAAAGTCTTACTGTCCAGACGAATGCAAAAGCAGAGGAACTGGCAAAGATTGCACTGACAATCAATAACGAGGTAGCAAATGCTTTTGACATTCCAGAAGCAGTATTTAATGGGAATATCACGGAAAAATCCGATGCAACGAATGAATTTATCACATATGCATGCAGCCCTGTGGCGGAAGTAATTAACGATACTTTAACAGCGTATATCGTTGGTGAGAATGATTACAGTAAAAAATGCGAACGTGTGCTTGTATGGCTTGCTCGATTTAAGCATGTGGATGTTGTAGACAGTGCTGTAAATTTGGATAAGCTGCGCGGAATCGGATTTAGTTATGATGAGCTGCGTGAAATGGTAGGTTATCCATTACTTAATACAGATTTCAGTCAGGCGAGAGCGCTGACCAAAAACTATGCAGAGGAGGGACAGAATGTGAAAACAGAAGAACTTATTTAGTTGATGAGGAGGTGATCCAATATCTCGGAGCTGTCCGTCAAACAGCATAAAATTTAAAGAAAGGAAATAGGACATGGAACAGAAAAATGTAATCTACAGGTTCCAGCAGACGGATAATATTCATGAGATTTTTATTTTTGATGAAATAAGAAAAACAGGTCCGTTCAACTGGGACACATGGCAGTACGAAGATTCTGAGACGTCAGCAAAGCATTTTAAGGAGCTTCTGGATGCAATCCCGGAGACCGATGAGATTAAGATTTACTTTAATTCCAATGGCGGAAGCGTCGATCAGGGAACCGCGATTTATAATATGCTGCAGCAGCATGGATCTTATAAAACAGGAATTGTAATGGGCGGATGCCATTCGATAGCCTTTACGATCTTGCAGGCATGCGATAAGCGCATTATGGGGCAGGGGACGACCGCTATCATTCATGACATGTGGGAGACGGTAAGCGGAAATGCCGCAGACCTGAGAGCAGAAGCGGACAATCTGGATGTCGCTATGGATAGCTGTGTAGCACTGTTTATGCAGCGGGCAAAAATTTCCGAGGATGAGCTGCGGGAGATGATGCATAAGACAACAACGCTGTCCCCACAGATGGCCTTGGAATATGGCCTGATTGATGAAATCGGGGTAGCACCAAAAGAAGAAACAGCATCGGATGTAAAATTGCAGGAGGTGCTGAAAGAAAATGAAATGCTGCAGC